TCGCTCCAGTCAGCCGTTGATTTTGAATAATCTGTTACCCTTCCTGCAAAGAAATCTTGATGTGTTTTTCCACTTGTTAAATGCCCGAACCATTCCATTTGTTTTAATAGATTTGGATCGATATCATTATACAAAGGGTTATAACCTAATTCAATTAATTTTTGATTTGCACGCTCTTTAATGAAGTTTTTCAGTTGATCTATGTTCAAACCTTTAACTTCACCCATTTCAAATGCTCTATCAATAAAATCAAATTCCAATTTTACAGACAAATCACAGGCTTCATATATTTGGGCTTCCATTCCTTCATTTAATTCCGGCATCTCTTCCATCATTGTTCTGAATAACCAACATCCTGCTTTTGAGTGTAATGATTCATCTCTTACACTCCATTCTACAATCTGGCCTGTACCTTTCATTAGGTTACGCAATTGGAAAGACATTAAAATAGCAAATGAAGAAAATAAATTTACTCCTTCTGTAAACGCAGAAAATATAGCTAATGAGAGTGCTTTTTCACGTAATGTATCTCCTGGTAGTTCTACTAGGCGGTCAATTTTAGCTTTTGCTTCCTCATCTTCCATGAATGCCTCAAAATCATCTAAACCTAATTCCTCATTTAAACGAGCATAAGCCTCAGCATGTATTGATTCGAAATCAGCGAATACACACGCCATAGCTTTAATTTCATGTTTAGGGAACCATACCGCTACCTTTGTGGACCAGTAATCGTTAACGTACGTCTCAGTTTGAGCAAACGATTTTAAGATATTACCAATCAGATTTTTTTCTGATTCAGATAATTTTAATTTCCAATCGTTCAAGTCTGAAGATAATGGGACCTCATCTGCAAGCCAATGGGCACGGTGTTGTTCTTTGTAAAATTCGAAGGCTGTTTGGTATTCGAATGGTTTGTAATGTGGTCTTAATTCTGTTATCATTTTTAAATTATTCTGTTATAGGTTCGTATTTAATAATACTTGTTGAAGGGATATTACCATATGAATATACCCCCATATTTTTAAAGTTAGGATCATTATAAAAAGTATTAGATAATTTTTCCGTATCTATAGTTAATAAAATCCCACCTTTAATATGATATTTCATTTTTTTCCAAAGATTATCACTAGATTTTTTATCTATAGAAAAATATATTCTTTTTGGGTGTGTTGCTCTTTTATTTAATGTTTTTGGTTTTAAACCAATTGTTTTTATATTATCTATAAATTTAGCACTAGTAATATGATAAATATATTTTGGAGGTGTAACTACATCATCATATTTGGGTTCAAAAACAAATATAAGATATGTAGGTTCTTGTTCATCCATTAACTGTCTAAAATCTTTTGGATTATATCTCATATCATATTGCTCCGTTTGATTATTTAATTCAAATTTTACAATTGAAGGAAAATACCCTAAGTTATTAACTAATTTTAATAAATTAGATATCTTAGGATCATAGGTTTGATCTGTATATTTGGAAGATTTTGAATCTAAGTATTCAGGTTTAAACCCCACAATTATCTCATTAGTTCTAGGGTTATCAACTAAATCTAATTCAGGATAATTTGAAAGTTGTCTTGAAAGAATACTCATTGCTTGAGGTAATTCTGTTGTTTTAATTAAACCTTCATAAATTTCTCCATTGAATGGATCTCTTAATATACCTTTTAAAATTTCTATTAATTTCATATTATGAATTTAATTGAAAAAATTTGTTACTTAACATTTTTATATCTAAATTATCAAAGTCATTTGAGGATTGGTTCTTTGATATTACTGTATCTGCTTCCTCATCGTAATGGTCTCCAATTGATATATGCCCATTTGAAGTGTTCACTTCTACTTGATAAGTTAAACCATCCATGCCATATCTGTTTTTCATAATGTGAAGCCTTCCAGTACCATTTACTTTATCTTCTTTCTTTCTTGATAATGAGAGAGACAAATCAGTAATCATCATTTTATCATAACTCCCCGCGGCTTTATCGCCTTCAATAATATCATCTTTAGCCCCTGCGCGATTTACTTGCGAAACTGACCAAATTGGTATATTTAATTCGCGAGCTAATCCTTTCGTGCTTGTATAAATATCATCAATCTCCCCCTTACGATCAGCTGTTTTCTTTTTTGTTGAAAGTAAATCAATATAATCTATTAGAATTAAATCTGGTTGAATTCCTAAATCTATTACTTTTTTAATGTGTGATTCTATAGTTTGGATTGTTGTTTTCCCCATAGGATATTCACGAATAATTAATTCTCCGGGTAGTTCCGCGGTTACTAATTCTACTTCAGCTTTATGGTTTTCTAGTTGATCTACTGGGGTTCCTGTGAAGAAGGCATCATATCTTCTTCCGGTATATGATTCACTTAATTCTAAAGTATAGTGAATAACATTATAACCCATCTTAACGGCATGGCCTCCTAAAGCAACTAATGTCCATGATTTTCCACCTCCAGGATTACCAAAAATCAATCCTAAATCTCCATTACCTAAACCACCTTGAACTAATTCATTAATCGGTCCCCAAGGAGTAGGTACAATCTTTCTATGATCTTCGCGGTAACGAGATTCTGTATCTTTTTTATACTCGTGTCCAATGTTTTTATCTTGTCCTGCTTTCATTGCGGATTCAATCATGTATTTGATTGAGTCATAATCTCCAGCTTTTAATAGATCTACACTACTTAATAGTGCTTTTTTCAATTGTTGATTTTTACAAAATGTTGAAAATTCTTCCTGAACATATTCTAAATCTTCTAGGTCTGCTCTGTAAGCTTCTCGTAATTGCTCTTTAACAGATACTTTAAGTACTTCATTGTCAAGTTTTTTCATCTCAACTTTTAAAATATCCATTGAGATAGTTGTGTGGTATTTTTCGTAATATCCTATAATCTCATTTATAACCCATTTATGGGAAGGATTTGAGAAATATTCATCACTTAATACATCGTTTATGTTTTGTAAAAATTCTTTATGTGTTAGTAAAGAAGAGATAACTTTCATTTGGAACGAAGGTCCATATTCATCAATTGATTGGAGTGTCAAAACTTTTATTTTTTAAATGATTAATAACTTTTATTTAAATGTAATAACTTATTGTTGGTTTTCCAACAACCCTTTAAAGATATCTTGAACCCAAAACTCAGTATTTCTGATTAAGTTTCCAAGTTGGTCTTCATTACACATTTCAACAAATTCCGAAGGGTAAAAGTTTAGATGTGTTTTTTCAACAAATTTGTCTATAAACATTTTATCTTTATCAGACATCATGGGATTAGATAAATCCATAACTCTATGTTTATCTTCTAATAAAGGTATATCATGTAATACTCTAGCATATATCACGTGTTCTTTTAGTTTAGTTTCAGCTATATCTACTAGATCATCAAGTGTGATGTCTTTTTCAGATATTTCAGGAAAACGTTTAAATAAACCTTTAGGTCCTAAACCTTTAATACCTGTTACACCATCTGAATTATCTCCCATTAATAGTTTGTATAAGAGGAAATTGTGTGGGGTTACGTTGAATTTTTCTTTTACAGTATCGGTGGTGTAGTATTCTTTTTCAATTGGGCGGTAAACAATTACTTGCTCGCTTACCAACTGTAAATAGTCTTTATCGCTAGATACTATGAATACTCTATCCTCGGGTTTTGTAGGCAATGTATCGCTTAAATACGCGATAACATCATCTGCTTCTACTTGAGGGAGAGCTACTGTTTTAACAGGTAATGTTTGTAAATATTGGATAATTCTTGTTATTTGATCTACTTTAGAATCATCTTCCTCCTCCAAAGTATCAAACAACTCGTGTTTTGTTATTCGAGATACATTCCTGTTGGATTTATATTCGGGTATGATATTCTTTCTACTGTTAGAAGAACCAGGTCCATCAAATACCATATACACTTGTGTGGGTTGAATGGTACGGATTAAAGCTCCTAAAGATCGAAAAAATCCTCCTAAACCTCCAATATGGATCCCGTTTGAATTGACTGTATTAATGGCGCTAAAATTTCTAAAAAACAAATTTAACCCATCAATCAGTAAGTAGCGTTCTGAGGTAGGTGTTTCGTCTCCATGTTCTTGAACATTATCTAGGAGGTTTAAGAGGTCTTTCTTCATATTAATCTTCGTTATCAAATAAATCGTGGGTTGCTGTCTTTTCATCCCATTCACTGTTATCCTCTTGTACTGTAAAATTACCTTGTCCTAAAATACCAGCCCATTCATTAGAATATTTTTTCTTATATTTGTCTATTGCAGAAGGTTTATCGGCAATAAAACCATGGACTGTAGAAATAATAGTACCCATTGTTGTAATACCATTGATGTGATTTTTATCACAAGCAATTTTAGTACGTAATGCAAATTCTACTTTTTTCTTATCTCTAACAGCATTAATTTTAGAAGTTCCAGCATTTGTAACATTCCCAAATGTTAAACATAAGGACACATCATAATAAAATGTATCTCCACCTTTGTTTGTCATTCTTGGTTGTGACATAGGAGTTAATGCTGGTGCTACACCTACTTTGTTAACAATAAACAGAGTATTCGTGTATTTTGAGCTTTCCTTACGGGACATCACAATCTGTTGATTAATAAAGTTACCGAATTGAGTCGCGATCGCTCCTGCGTTCCACATTGGGTTGTTTTTCCCTTGATTAATGGACATATCGCATGGGATTGATCCTACTGAATCCCAAAGGAATAATAGATCATATGGTAGGTTTCCTTTTTTCTGTTCTGTTAATAAATCGATAACAAAGGCAGCAATATCTTCAATTGAATTTAAAGTACTTCTATCTCGGTAAATAAAGAAACCATTCTGGTCAATTATTTCACCTGTTTCTTCATCAACAACATCATCAATTTGAAAACCCATTGTTTTCCAGTGATTCCAATCGTGTTTCATCTCTGTAATAATCAATACAGGTAATATTCCCATTTTTTGAGCATTTGTTGCTACTTCAATGGTCATGGTAGATTTCCCAGTATTTGATTTTCCTCGAACCATTGAATTATGACCCATAGGAATACCAGGAATAGATAAAGCTTCTTGCAAAGCAGGGGAGAATGGAATCCACTGCTGATCTTTAAATTTAACATTAGATGCTAAACCTTTATTTGCTTTAAATTTGTCCAGACTAAAGGCGGCCTTCAATTCTTTTCCAGCCGCCTCAGTTAGTGATTTTCTAGTTGGTTTTTCTTGTTTTGCCATGGTCTAAATTAAAATGGCAAATCATCTTCTTCAAATAAATCATCAAACGCTTCTGCTTTAGATTTTTTAGCAGCCGGTTTAGCGGATAAACTGTAGTTTGATACTGGGGTTTCAATTTTAATTGGTGTTGCTTCATCTTCCTCTTCACCTTCAGGAGTTAACCATTCTTGCAATGCTGCTTTGATATCATCAAAAGGTAACATTTTGTAAGATTCTTTTGGATTAACTTGATCATCTAACCATAATTCCAATTCTTTATCATCCTCAGATAAAACTGATACTTTCATTGATGGTTGGATTAGTGTTTTGTTGTAAGCGGTTCCTGTAGATTCAGGTCCTACTGTAACTAATTTAATATCACGTCCCATCATAATATCTGTAAAATCTCCTACTTCCTCATCAGCAGCCATTTGTAAAAATGCTTCGTAAATTTCTTTACCAAATTCCCACATATGTACTCCTTCAGATTCTTGTCCACGAATGATTACGGGAGCAAATATACGAGTTTTAGGATCCAATTTTTTAGCCAAACGCCAGTTTTCCTTATCGTTTGTACCTCTTAATTGTTTTGCGAACTCAGCAATTGGGTCTTTTTCACTCCAATTTAATGGAGAAGCAATTACTTTTTTACTACCAATTCCATAATAGAATTTCATTTCCGTGAAAGGATATTCTTTGTTGTATTTGAAAGGAACAACACGAATTGTTTGTTTACCAATAGAAGGTTTGAACTTCTTGGTTTGATTAATTAATCCACCACCTCCAGAAGGTTTGGATTGCATAGACTCAAGTTTTTTCTTGATTGCATCTAGATTCATAATATATAACTATTTTATTGTTTACAACTTTAATATAATAACCTTTATTTAATACTCCAACTATAATTCAATGATTTTATAAATCTTTGTATTTAATTGCTTAATTTCATTGTGTTGGGTCAATAATATACAATTTCTGTAATGCTGCCATTCCACTGGGAATTTGGTATCAACAGCACCACCATTTAATTTTTTAATTAACTCGTTTAAAGCATTAATTGTATATAGGGTATTTGATTCTTTCTTTCTATGTACTAGAATAGTATTTTCAGGAATATCATTTACATTTCCTTGATCCACATTATATGTTACAACATATTCATTGTTACTCTTGACATGCAATACAAACATCTTGTTATACATTATATCGTATTTATGAGATAGCCCATCAATAAGTGAATCCAATTCATTTAGAGGGGTAAAAGTACAAAAAAGTCTGTTATTCATTAAGAGGGAATCAAATGTAAAATCATAATCATATTGATCATACATATGAGGGGGGTGTTCAAGAGTATTGTTCATAACTTATTTTATATTGGCATAATTAGTGCCTTTTTTAACTTTGAATTGAAAATTCCTATTATTGATCACTTGTGCTATTTGTTTTAATACATCTTTTTCTTCCTCATCCACATCAAACAAAAACGAATCATACACATATAATACGAGTTTTGTTTTTTTACCTCGTAATATTTTAAATATTTCGTATAATATACAAACGTTATTTGCGGTCTCCAAGTTTTGAAGTACGTAATTTAAAAGTTTTTGTGGATTCATGTCCTCCAGTTTATCTCTATAAAATTTGTGTCCTGAAATGGGGCATTCAATGAATCCTCCATATTGGTATTCATCCCACAAACTATCCGTATATGCTATTACCTTTTGAAAAAATGGAAGATTTTGGTATTCTTTCCATACTCCACCGTAAATTTGTTTAAACGTAATCTCTTTGGCTTTGGCATACCCCACTCCATACATTTTAGCAAAACTTCCATGCACATCATCACTATCAAAAGTATAATCCAATAAATTGGCAATAATACAAGGATGGTAAGCAGAAATGTCCATTTCAACAAAAATGTCATTCCTCGGTATAAAACATTCTCTTTCTCCATTGTTTTTATCTAAAGCTGAAAAATTAATGCCTCCAAATGCGTTTGAAGGTCTTGTGGTTAATGTATTTAAATTATATTGCGTGTATATCAACTCGTTGGCTTCTTTGTTGAAGTACTGCTCGAACAGTGTTTGATCCACTTTTATACCCGCTTGTTCGAGTTGATTGAACACCAATGCTGCTTTGTTGTAAAACGGGTTGTACTCCATTTTATAGTTAAAGTAGTTTTGCTCACATACCTCATAGTGTTTCACGATAGGTACAATAGTGTTTAAATTTTGTATCTCCGGATACCTATTATACAATTGGTGGTGAGCTTGTGTTAATTGAGGTATATACGTATATGGGGACGGGGATGGGTGGTAGCTGTTTTTGATCGGGAAGTAATGTAAAAACTCTTTTCTATCCCTTACATATATTTTTCCAAAACTGTTTAATACTCTTTCTATCTCCTCTAACTCAAAATTTATTGTCTCGCTATGGTTTATTGCTATTATATATCCTTTAGTATCTTTTAGTGGTTTAAAATATATAGCACATACACTATTCTCAACCGGATGTAAGTTGTGAGAACAAGGAATCACATCAACATAAACCTCGGAGTGTTTAATTTGACAGATCGTTTCTATATGTTTAATATCTTCTATAAGCCAATACATGCTCTAAAGATATGAACTATATTCTAAGATTCCAAGTTTAAATTAGTAACTTCCTCCTCCACCTCCATAACTTCCCCCTCCACTTGGAATATTTAGGGTGGTTGGTAACACCATGCTGCTAGTCGTTTGGGATATAGGTTGAGATTTTTTTATTAGGGTTAAAACGTCGTGGGGGGTATTTATATGAGTTTTTCCCACCATAGGTATTGTACCATTATGCATATGATAAAACCCAATGTAATTTTGTCCATTTTTAGTAGTAAATTCACTACCTGATGTGTATAAGTTATTTGTATCTTGGGATTGATAATATTTTGTGTAATTGTCCTTAAAGTATTGAGAGAAACCGTACCATTT